AAGTAACAAGTGTAGACAAATATGAGTGCCTATAGGAGGCAGTCATTTTAGCCTGTTTTGAGAATGCATAATACAATGCACTCTCATGTATAGCATAACCATAAGCTATATCGTTTTCTTCAGAAGCGTTTGAATCAAAAGCCTGAACAGATTTAATGCCCTTACTTTCAACAGCACCAACATCTGTACCACCACCAGCTGAACCCATGTAAGGTGATTGAGCAATCCAAACAGGCATACCAAGAATAGCACCAGCATTACCTGTTCTGCCAAACTCAGCACCAAGCGTAGCTTGTGTTCCTTGAGAATATGAGGTTAAGGTATTTAGACTTGCGTACATATCTGGGGATAATACTAAATGCCATCCATCAGTTCCACCTGTTTCTCCAAGAATGAGAGCCATAAGCGAAGTTAAGTTAGCCTGAGAAAGAACTGATCCTGTTGTAACAACGTGCATTGATGTATTTGCATCTGCACCAACAGCACCAGTACCACTACGAAACAACCCTTTAAAGTTATTTGCTACCTGATAGTGCATGAAGTTATCAAAACCTCTGGCATTGGCATACGCTAACTGTTTCACATAAATACTCAGCAAATCATAATTTGCTTGAACTTTTGTGATGTCTGGGACATACACAGAAGAAACATTGTATTCACTTACAGTTAAATCGGTTTGAGCAGATGTATCACTATTACCTGAGGTAATATCAACTGCTATTTCTTCGCCATGCGTAACTGCCTGTAATCCGGGTACTCCGATATGTGGCAGATGTATAACATCACCATATTGAGTTATATCCGAAGATAAATTTACTCCCAAATTATCCATCATTATTGTTTGCTGGAAAACATCTAAAATAGCCTGTCCCCAAATTTCAGGTATAAACTGGTCGGCAATATTTGCAGTTACCGCACCAGTACCACCACTATGTACATTAACGTCTAAAGCATCTGTTAAAGCCATATTTTTCTCCTTTTAAATTATAGGTAGTAAATCAACTCAGTCATCCGACCTCCTATCATTACCGACCCTTATCTTTTGTAAGAAGCTAAAATATCCTTCCAGTTTTTCCTTACTTCGTCTTGTTTCATGTCTGTCCAATCCTGTCCTTTGAATTTTGAGGTTACTGCCCCAACATCGTCAGGGGGATTGTTTTTAATAGAGACAAGTTCATCAACTACGTTTTTAAGATCGGAAGTCTTTAGCCCCTTAAATTTTTCACGTTTATCTTCTGGCAAACGACTCAAAGCCTCTTCACGAACAGCGTTATCAAGCTCATCGTGAAGTTTTTTAAACTTTTTGAGATCAACATTTTCCTGCTTTAACTTTGCATTGACCTCAGTTAATTTGCCTTCAGCTTCAAGCTTTGCCCTTTCATATTCCTCCACCTTGCCCTGAAGTTCATCAACTTTGTCAATTTCTTCATTGAGTCTTGTGCGGGGAACATATTTGACTGATGGTTCTTTACCATCAACTTTGGTTACATTTTGTGCGAGTTCAGTCTCGGATGATGTTTTTACGCCTTTATCATCGGCTGGCTCTTGTTTTACGCCTTGAGCTTCGGCTGTTTCTTGCGACATTTTAGACCTCTTAAGTGAGTATGTAGTATTTCAACATAAATAAGTTGAATTATATACGGTACATAACTTAAATTAAAGAACATATATATTACAAGGTTTTTTTACTAATGGGGCTTTAATATTAAAAAAGAATCCCAATACAAGGGTCAATGGTTTAAATATCTCAAGTATCACCCTCATAGGGGACAGCTAAAACTCCATTATCCTTCAAAACCTGGTTCAAGGTTTTTTGTGATGGTTTGCGGTAGAAGATTCGGGAAAACTTGGGCTTCTGCTATGGAAGCTACTTATGTAGCATCCCAGCCAGACAAAAGGGTATGGCTTGTGGGAATGTCGTACAAGAAAGCACGTTTAATCTTTCGTGAAGTCTGGAAAAGGATGGTTGTCGGTCACGGAGAGGATATTGAACGTGCTTCAGAGAAAGATATGTTCATTCACTTCAAGTGGGGGACATCTGTTGAGGCAATGTCAGCGGATAATCCTTCTTCTTTGGTTGGAGAAGGGCTTGACCTGCTTGTTATTGATGAGGCTGCAAAGATGCCTAAAAAGATTTGGGATATGTATCTTGCCCCTACGGTAGCAGGAAGAAAAGGAAAAGTTATTTTCATAACAACCCCAGAAGGATATAACTGGATACACGATTTGTACTTACTTGGACAAAAAGACTTTGAATGGGAATCCCATCAGGCTCCATCGTGGATTAACCAGCACGAATTTCCACTTGGGGAACTTGATCCTGCCATTCTTGAAAGAAAGAGAAATTCCTCTCCTGAATATTTTCTACAGGAGTTCGGGGCACATTTTACATCATTTGAGGGGAAAGTTTATTCTTTTAATCGCCTGAAGGATGTACAGAAAATAAAATACAACCCAAACTACCCGACTTATTGCAGTATTGACTTCGGATTCAGGATGCCTGCGGTTATATGGGCACAAACATACTCCATGAATGGAGTTGAGCACATAAATGTCATTGATGAGATTTTACACGAAAAAGACATCCCAACTGATGTTCTTGCAAAGAAAATACTATTAAAAGGCTATCCTATTCAGTCGTATTTTGGCGATCCGTCTGGAAGCTATGTCCAAGGACAAACAGGACTTGGGGATACAGAAATCTTCAGAAGGCATGGGATTCAGGTTCAATTTGTAAGGGACAGGGCAAGCAGGAATGTCGCAAGCGGGGTTTCTTATGTGAGGGGGTTCTTTGAGAGTGCTGATAAGGAAAGAAGGGTTCATGTCAGCGACAAATGTATAGGAATTATGGAGGATTTTGAAGGATACCGTTATCCAGAGGCAAGAGAAGGAAAGAATTTAAACGATGAGCCTATAAAAGATGGTTATCACGATCATGGATGTGATGCGTGGAGATATTTTATAGTAAATAGGTTCCCAATGAAAAACAGGCAAATGAAAAGGATTAAGAGATGACAGACATAATGCAGGGCTTATTGAAGGAATTTAAACTCCACAAGTCTCAGAAACGAAGAAGGGCTATTGAAAAAAAACTTGACTACTACACAGGAACTTCCACCTTTCAATATATTGTTGACCGCTTCAGTGGGGATGCTTTCAATGAAGTCCCTCCGTATGAAACAAACTTTACCCGTAAATTTGTCAATAAGATAAGCAGAATTTATACTTTAGGGGCAAAACGAACCATAGGCAGCAAAACCCAGACAAAATTATACGAATCACTCATCCCCACAAAGGATGTAAGGATGAAGCACTCCGAAAGGATGACAAGACTGCTTGGAACTATTGCAAATCGTGTTTTCTGGAAGGGTGATAGGTTTGAATACAGACCTGTTTACTCTTTTGAGTGTTATTTTGACGAAGACCCCTTTACCCCTTCAGCAATCATCTATCCCCTTCTGCATAATGTTTATGATGTTTCTGATACAATGGAAAACCAATGGGCATACTGGGATAAAAGCACTTACAAGATAATTGACACAGATGGAAACCCTGTAAAGGAAGAACCCAACCCTTATGGTGTTTTACCGTTTGTTTTTACCCACAGGGAAGACCAGATTGATGAATTTCTTGTACAGGGAGCTTCAGATATTGTGAGTTGCAACGAACAGGTCAATATAGCCATGACAGAAATGCAATTGGGACTCAGATTCAATATGTTTGGTCAGCCTTGGGTCAACGGCATAAACGCAGACCAGACTATGGCAAGGGCGGGTTCAAATGAGATTCTTGACATGGGAGAGGAAGGAAGTTACAATGTTACCTCTCCTGCTGGGGATGTTACAGGTGCTATTGACAATATTCGCTTTCAGATTGAACTTGTAGCATTAAATAACCATTTATGGGTGCAATGGTCAGAGCAGGGAGGGGAAGTTCCTTCAGGGATCAGCTTAATGATTAAAGACATTGAGAGAAAAGAGGATTATTTTGACGATATTGCCCTTTGGAGACTATATGAACAGGACTTATACAAAGTTGAGAAGGCTATTGCCGATTATAATGGAATTTCTCTTCCAGAAGACTTTGGGGTTGATTTTATTGAGGTTGAGTACCCAAAAACAGTCCAAGACCAGATTTTAAAGGATGAATTTGATCTAAAACACCATTTAATCACCGAAGCCAAGATTATGGCAAGAGAAAACAAGGATTTAACAGTAGAACAGGCTCAAAAGGTAATTGATGAGAATAAAAAGGTAAATGAAGTAAATATTCCACCACCTCCAGTCATAAACCAACCTCCTATATTAGAAGAGCAGCCAGCCAATGGAGTATAAGTCCAGCCTAAGAATAGCAGTAACCACGACCTTTGATTTTGGTAAATTTCTTAAAAGGCTTGAATCTTCAAAGGAAATTGCATCCGTCTTCGGGAAAGGGGCGGCAAAAGCTTCAAAGGAGGCAATTAAGGCTGGCCTTTCCCCTGGATTAGAGGAAGTAACGACTAAAATAAGAAAAATCAGGGGAAGTGGAGGTAACAAACCACTTTTTGATACGGGGAAGCTTTATAACAGTATTAAAGAGACAAAAGAAGGCTTAACATTTGAAGGATATGGGGATTATCATAGAAGAGAACAAACCCCGAAGAAAAAACCAGTCTTAGTTCGACTGTCGGGAGAAC